AAAAATTGTAAAATTGTAAAGTATGCAGATTTAGATAATTATAAAGACATCTACGAATTATTAAAAAATAGAATGGATTTCGTTTTCCTATTAACAGAATGCGAAGAAAACAGCGGACATTGGACATTATTAATTAGGGATGATAATGCATTTAAATACTTTGACAGCTACGGAACATCACCAAAGAATATTTTAGACTACATACCAAGTTTTAAAAATAAACAACTAGGAAACAATTATAAGGAATATTTAGGAAAGATGATCAAAAGTATAAAACCAACTGATAAATTATTTATAATAAAACCCAGTTTCAGAAAGAACAGGAAGGAATAAATACTGGCGGTCGTTGGGTTATAGCTAGACTAAGTTTATTTTTATCTGATGACCTTAATCCAAAAGAATTCACAAAATTAATGAAGATGAAAGCCAAAAAGTTAAAGATGAGCCTAGATCAATTTATTACATTTCTTGTTACAGTTAATTAACATTTAAAAGTTTGAATCTATATCATTATATATAAATGTCAAAGAATTATTTGTATTACACAGCATTAATAAATAATGATGGTTCAACCATTCCATCAACTGAAAGTAATGTAGAACCATATTTTATTTTTATGGAAGATCGAACGGTTTCATTGTTAGATAATCCAGAAGAATACGAAGTAGTCGTTCAAAGTTGTATGATAAACCTTAAATCATTACCAGTTTTTATTCCAACAATTAAATATAACACAGCTCCAACTGATACACAAAAATTAGAAACTGTTTATGAAGTCACTTTAGAATATGATGGATATTATGCAACAACTCCAATTTAATATGAACCACAAGACCAAACAATGACATTACCAAATTTTGTAAATGGTAATGCAAATTATAAAAGTGGTTACTATAATTTATATAATTATGAGTTTTTTTTTACAATGGTTAATGAAGCAATTAAAACAACATTTCTGAAATTAATTGATGTTATTACAAGCTATCAAGGAACATAACCTACATATTTTTCAAATCTTGCTACAAGTGAAAATTATGAAATACCATATTTTATTTTTGATAAAGAAAGCTCTCTTATTTTCTTGAATTCTCCTAAACCCACTTTCTCAGAAAACAACTCAAATTTTATTTCAATTTACCTAAATAAACCATTATGTAGATTATTTAACTCATTACCTTTTATTCTACAAAATAAAACATGTATGACTCTAGATGATATCACACAAACCACAATGAACCAAACATTGTATAAATTAAACTTAAGCAATTTCAAACAAGCTAACGAGGTAGAAATATTCCCACATCTTAGTGATGGTTCATCCGGATGAACTATAACAACTCATATGTTAATATACCAAGACTATGAAACATTATCAACATGGTCTCCAGTAGAAAGTATAGTTATTATTGCACCAAATTTTCCTATAAAAAGTAATGAAGATTCAGCAGATTTAGAATATGTAGAAGGATCACCAACCATAATAGGAAATGTCAGACATGAACAAGAAATTTTAGAGATATCAACTAACTCACCCTTACCAGTTATAACGTATGAACCAAAACAATATAGATTTATGTCAATGAAACAATCTGACTTAGGTTTAAGACAAATTATATTTAAAATTTATTATAGGTTTAAAAATGATGGTTCATTAATTCAGGTAAAAGCAGGTTTAGGTGGAAGTTTTAGTTTAAAATTAATGTTTTGAAAAATTAAATAATATCTCAATAATATATATGTAAAATGTCCGAATTATCTACCGTTCTAATTCAAGATAATCGTTATAATGATATCACTGATCGTGTCACCATTGGTGTGAAAGATGGTCCAGCATCTGTAATATACCAAAAATACCAACCTAACAGTAATTCTACGAGTTCTACTCTATTTAATGTAAATGTCCCTTCTGAAAATACTCTTGTTGACCGTAATATTCATGTTCAAGCTACTGTAAGCTGTTATTATACAACAATCATTGCAGCAGGTGGTAATAAAAGTTTTAAAGTTGCACCCGCAGCCTTTCTACTAAACCAAGCCCTACAATCATGCAGCCTTACCCTTAATAATTCTAAACTTTCTGTTCAAACTCAAGATATTCTACCAGTATACCTTAAACAATTCCACCAAAAAATTTCGAGTAAAAACTGTCAAATGACCCCTTCTCTCGTAGATAAATATTATGGTAAGGTTGAAAGTGCAGTTGTAAATGATGGTGCATCATCTTATATGTCTGGTATTGAATAAGGTGAGAAAGACTCTGACACAGTAGGAAGATTTAATGAAAAAATTTCAGTAGCTGTATATTTAGGAGATGCAGCAGGCACAGCAGGAGCCGTACAAGACCCAAATGCAGATGGATTATATGACGTTGATAATGCAACCGCAGGGAATCAAGTTATTACAGTTGTATGTAATGTAACTGTTTCAGAGCCGCTTTTAGGTCTTCCTACCGCAACTATGAAGGAATACGAATCCAACTACCTAGGAATTAATAATCTTGAATTACTTTTACAATGGAATGATATGAGAAATGTATTTAAAATTAGTGGCACTAGTAATGTATGGAAATCTTTCGTAGGTGATGTGACCAATAGTTTAGTTATTTCTGATAGTGCTAAACTTAACTTAAAATATATGTCTCTACATGTTAGTCAATATTCCAAATTAAACTCTAAAAATGTTCTACCTTATGATGAAATCGTTTCTTATTAAAAGTTGTTTACTGGAACCCTAGGAAATCTTACACAAACAACTGACGTAATTAGCATGAGACAAATACCAAATTATATTTATATGGTAGTTGAACCACAATATAACTCTCAAAAACCGCAATTTTCTAACCATCTATGATTAGAAATATGATCTTTATCAAATGAGCCGCAGAAATGGATCTCAACAATTATGGGCTGAATTCAGAGGTGTTGTTAAAAATAAAAGTGGTGTTGATTCTGCTGGTATTGGTTCTATTATTGTGATTGATCCGATTCGTGATTTGTCGATTTCGGATTTCCTTTCATCAGGAAGCCTTGGCCGATTTTCATACCAAGCCACCGTAACTTTTGATAATATTACTGGTCATACATTTGATGCAGGAACAACTAATATCACATCAGATCAGTTTGAAGCTTGTGAAATTGCTACCGTATGCAATTATGGTGGAATTCTTATTAATGATCGTGGTTCATCTTCTACTATGTCTGCTCTTCTTACTAAACAAGCTGTTTTAGAAGCAAAAACTGGAAACAATCCAACTATTAATTATGAAGAAATAAACGAAATGGTTGGAGGTAAATTTGGTAAAATGGGTATGACTACCATGACTGGAATTTTAGATAAAGCTAAAGAAACTCATAATAATCGACAGTAAAATGTGGGATGACGAAAAGCCTAAAATTGTAAGTGGTGCAGAGTTCAACAAAAGAAGAAAGGCTGAGATGCAAAAACAATTTGATGATGACATGGATGGTGCTGGGTGGATGGACGATATTAAAAAAGGATACAATAAAACTAAATCTGCTGTTAAAAGTAAAACTGGTCAAAAGATTAAAAAAGCATTAATGGAAGACGACGATTTTATGAAAGAATTCAACAAAGCTAAGAATCAATTAAAAGATTATACTGATGGTAAAAGAAAAACCAAACCGGGTAAAGCTGCTATGGCTATTCTTGAGCAAGCTGGTGTTATTTATAAGATTGAAAATGAATTCAAAGGTGGAGTTAATAGACTGAAGAAGGCTAAACGCTGGCGTGATTTTAGTGAAGAAACCGCATATAAAGGAATTGATTTAGCTGATTATGGTTACAGAAAAGCTAATACTGCAATAAATCCTGTTACAAGAACTGTCTCTGGTTGGTTTGTGGAGCACAAGGAGGAGCAAAACGTGGTCCATCAAGGTGGATATCACACGTAAAGAAATTTTCAGAAGCTAATAATATTCCATATAAGCAAGCACTTAAAGCTGCAGGGCCATCCTACAAGGCTCTAAAATCCAAAATGTAAATAAACCAATTAATTAATATTATTTGATTATAAAACAATAATATTAATTATTCTTTGATATAATTATTTAGTGCAGTTCCTAAACTTGTACTCATATCAGCCACGTCGTCTTTTAATTCTTCAATGACGTTAGAATATTTGCTACTAAGATAAATGTTCCTCAGCATAC